TAACATCATCAATAGGCAAATAGGCACAGTTAAAGATACGATTGGGGGCTACCTCAATAGGTTTCCCGCCAAACTGCATAGATCTCATTGAAGGCAAAACCTTCTTATCAAACACATACTGATAAGCCTCGTTAATCTCACTTTTGAGCTTGGGGTACTTCTTGATATGCATCTCTTTATTTCTATCCGTTAGCTCTGGATATAACTCCCTTCTTTGCTTATCTTCTCGATACCTTGCGTATTTCATATAGATCGCAAGATCTGATAAAATGCTTGTTGATAATTCCATATTTGTCTCTCTTTATTGTTTTTTGAGGTTTTCTCTGAACCTTTGGTACTTTTCTTTCAATAGCTCTCCCTGGTCTTTTGCAGAAAGTGCTGGAGCTTCCCCCGTTGAATCTAGTACTCGAATCTGAACATTCGAAGTGTCCATAGAAATATGATATACCAATCCGTCGGGGCCATTGCGATTCTTTGCGATAAAAAATCTTCCTAAATTCTGTTGCTTGTCCGTTACTGTCCTCGAAAGTGAAAAAATGAAATCTGCCACGAAACACTTATTATAAGCTTCCGAAATAGCCTCCATTGTAATCACTTCTGCATTTAGACCAGATCTGTTAGTTTGAGATGCGGTCCAAACACAACAACTAAATTCCTGTCCTAGGCCTCGCATCTCTTCATAAATAGATTCCAGTTCATGTCTTTTCTCATTTTTCCCAGAAACAGGTCGTAACAAGTCACCATAATCCACAATAACCATATCAGGAAAAATATCTCTTGAGCGCAACTTGTCCAGGTGAGTACGCAAAGTTCGGGTAGAAGCTGATTTTGTTGGGTATTCCTTAATAAGAAGCACTCCTTCGATGTCCATTACTTCTTTGTAGATTTCGTCCTTAAAGTCGTGTAAGTTTGACAAAGGATATTTAGTTAAACAAGAATCGTAACGACCAGCTACCACTGTATCTGCCAACTCTAGAGTATAATGAACAACTGTCTTTCCTTGCTTTAGTGCTTGGGCCCCCAAGTGAACAAGAGCCATTGATTTTCCAGCTCCCGTGGGAGCAATAACCACTCCTAGTTCTCCTTTGCCGTGACCTCCCTTAAAGAGTACATCGATCTCTGGCCAACCAGTAGAGATTGGGTTCCTGACCTTTTTCACAAACCTTTTCTCGAAATCCTTTACAAAATCATATCCCTGGTCAGAACTATCGCCCAACTTCAGCGCGTCGTTAATAATCTTAGAGATTTCGTCAAAAGAGGACCTCTGCAGCAAACCAACTGACCGAATCATGGCTTCTTTCAGTTTCTGCTTTCGACAAAAATCGAGAGCAGTACTTTTTACATATTCAGTGCCGGAAACCGGAGAATCGTGGATACGAGCAAAGTAGTTTCTAAGCTGCTTTTGAGTTGCAGGGTTTTCATTCTGCAGGTCCGATCGAATTATTGAAATCATGATCTTGTATGTGGGATGTACCATATACTTTTCGCGATATTCAAAGATCTTTCTTACAAAAACTCTCAGATAATGAAGCTCTAAAAAATTTACGTCCAGCACTTCCATGATCTGATCCGCAAATGGCCTATCTTGTAAGATAAGCTGACATAGAGATTCTTGAAAATCCTTCCCAAACTTGCTAAAGTCTGTTTTCTTATTATTTTGCAACTGTTGACTCCCCCCACCTAAATAATATACCCTATTTTTGTTTATTTGTCAAATGTTTTGTTCTCTTCAACCAGGTACCGCAACATAGACAAATACTCTTCCCAACGATAGGAACCAAAGCCGTGTTTCAACGAACTAGTCTTTAGGCTCGTAGCATTTAGCTCATGAACAAAATTCTCAAGAATATACCGAAGCTGCTGACTACCTTGCACAGAAATACTAGGTGGACTTAAATTCATGACTTTATAATTTAGCAATACGGTGTCCCATCCTTCAAGAATATTTTGGAACAACTTTAGATTACTTTCAGTGTTTTCGCAGTGTTTCCGAATATCCTCCAAGGAATAGTTGACATCCTCCCTCAAGAAGGAAAAGCGCTTAGAGACAGTCTTTAAACCAACACCTGCAATTCCCACCAGATTATCAGATTTGTCCCCAACAATAGCGCGAGCTACAACAAAATTCTCAGGGGAAATGCCATATTCTTCTGTGACTGTATTTTTTGACCAAGCCTTCTTTTGGATTGGTCGATATAGCACCGTTTCGTCGTCACAAAGCTGCAGGAAATCCTTATCAGAAGAAACTATGACCTTCTGCCAGCCTTTATACGTTGGTTCTCTTGTTACAAAGGAGATAATATCATCTGCCTCAACATGATCTAACATCAACTGCATAACCGGCATATCATTTAACATTTCCATGAGAACTCTTTGCTGCCAGACCATATTCTCCTTCTCTGACTGCGCTGACATGCCCTCTATTTTATAGTTCTTCCTTAGTGGCTTACGGCCTTGTTTGTATTCCTTGACCGTCTGACGGCGCTTCTGAGAGCCTCCTGCGCCATCCCAACAAATAATTACTTGATCTGGTGAAATCTCTCTAATCAGCTTTTTTAGTGAATTAAGGAAACCTACAGTGCCACCAACTGGATTTCCGTTTGTTGAAATTGTTGGATTTACAATATAATTCCTGGCGAATAAATTTAGCGAATCTATAATCAAAAGTCTCTTTTTACTCATCTTCTCTCCGATTTGTTGTAGTTTTCGTCATACCACGTATTGTTTCTGACGATGCCTTGGATACACCCTATTGATACTCCGAACTCTTTCGCCAATCCTCTTTGAGTCTCTCCAATTACCAATAACCGCTTCATTTTACCCCCAAGTAAAAACTCTCAACATACTTAATATAGCATGTTGAGAGCTTCTTGTCAAGTCAAAATATCTAGGCTTCTTCTTCGCCGTCGATATCATAGAATTCACTAGCCTCACCATCTTTCTTGTCGAATCTAAGAATAACCTCTTCCTCTATTAGCTGCAAGACTCGATTATAAAATTTCTCACTTTCCATCTTCTTCATCCAATGAGCTTTCTGGAATTTCTCTGTTGTTCCATCTTCATAGTGAAGCTGATACCAGGAGCCAGAAACAGTAAGATGTTTTGAACTCTTAACCGCGTCGAGCCAAGATTCTTCGTCTTGGATCTTTACATCGTCCCCTGCCCACACAATTTTAAAAATACACTCTCTAGCGTCAGAGCCAAACCGAGATTTCTTAATTTTGGCCTTCACCTCTGTGCCTACCCGGAACGCCTTATCATCGTAAATAAAGGAAGCCTTACCACGACGAGCAGTTAACCAAATACGGAGAGAATACGCATATATCGCTGCCTTTCCTCCAGGAGTGAAATATGGCTCAAGACGTTGTTCTGCGATATTGCTGGTAATATTAGTTTTTAACTGGTTCAAAATAAGAAAAGTGGACTGAGAGTTTGCAAGAGGCACGGTTAGTTTCGCGAAACCCTTTGAGAGGATACGAGGCTTAACTGCCATACTTGACAGAGGATTAAAATCTCCTTCAATATCAGTTTTACTAGCAGTCATAGCTAGTGAGTCCCAGATGAAGAGCATTCGGTTTGGATTGTTAGCCATTAAGTCTTCAACTGTTTCTAGAACAAACTCAACAGACTCTGCCTGAACATAAATCAAATTCTCTAAATCGCAACCTGCCTTTTGCAAAAACTCCGGATCAACCGCAGACTCTGAGTCAAAATACACCACATCAATTCCCATTTTCTGGGCATTTGCTGCGATTTGCGCTGCCATATAAGACTTTCCTGCTGAACTTAATCCTGCGATCTCTGAGTACTTCCCAATTGGAATTCCAGCATATTTACCCCGGCAGATAATAGAATTCAACCATCTTGAGCCAGTGGGAATCCACTCTTTGACTTCCGTGGGGTTAGATTCATTCAAGTCATGAGCAAGTATTTTTTGTGCTTTCTTGTTGACTAACTTTCGCATGTCCGATATGGACAGTTTTCCAGGCTTTGTTTTTGCTTTAGCCATCAGTAACTGCCATTAATAGTAACATATCCAGCATTCTCTGTGTTGACGGTGACAGACCAGTTATCGGTAAAATACTGCGAGGCCTCGCGCAGAAGATACCAAGGAGCCTTCATAGTGAAAGACATCTCAACAGACCCACGCTTGTGATCATACCTTGTTACATCCTGCTCTACCCAATCATGATCCCAGATGGTTTCTTCCATAACCTCTGCGCAAAAACTAGTGAACTCCTCAGAACCTCGCTCATAGCCTCCAAGAAGACCCTTGGTGCGCAACTTATCAAGAGCCCAGTTTCCGTTTCTATAAAAAACGCCAGTTGTAGCTGCTTCTGCTAGTTCATTAATCACATCCGTCTCTGCAAAAGCATTTTCATGCCAATCATCGTTATAATGCATGATATCACATGCTTCTTTCCAAGTGAAAACTACTTCTGTGTCAGACGCAATATCGAACGCCTTCAACCTATCAATCAAATTACTCATTCTCCCTCCAAGGAAATCAAAAAATCAAAAAAGTTGGCACACTTTAACCGGTGTGCCAGCGGCTTGTCTTCTCACGTCCTTTTACTCTTGAAGACGCCACGACTCGATATCATGGTTTTTCCCTACTGCCCTAAGGTCTTGGGAAGTTGTAACTGCCAAGGTTCGGTAACAATTACAATACTCTACTAAGGGATTCGAACCCTTAATGCAACACTTCGGTCTTGCTCGCGTGTTGCTGGTGGCTTTTGCCTTGAGCAAGGAGAAGTAGGCTCACGCTTTACTTCCCATCCATATTGGCTTGTATCCACACCTCTGTATGCCAGTTCCAGTCAAGTAGAGTTAGCACACTTTAACCGGTGTGCCTGCGGTTTGCAAATCTAGCCGTCGCCATCGCCATATGGATTCAATTTAAATCCAATGTTGACCGCAAACTAACGCACCATGCCGCCAGTGAAGAACATTGGGACTCGAACCCAAGTTAGTTTGCGTTTGCGTTTTCCAACATCATTAGCTATTTGTTCCCGCCCACAGGTGAACTGCTTAATTTGTTGTTCTTAGAGAAAGCATTATTAAGAGGCCAAGAACAAATTAAAGCATTTCGGACCAATGTTGGTGGTGAGCATATGAGGCATCTGTAAACCCATGCCTCCCTGCGGTTGGGGGGAGTTAATCTGTTGTAACTACTGTTGGATCAATAGGGGAAGGGGAAGCGGTAACAGTAATCTCTTCAGAGACTTCGTTATCTACAACCTCAACTGCCTTCATCTGTGCTTCTGTCACGTCAAGAAACCCGTTTGAAACACCTTCGAAGCTGCTTGAGACACCTTCGAAACTGTTTGAGACAGCATTACTATCATCAAGAAAGTGAGACGTTGCCCAGGAGCCGAGAATCAATGCAAGAGCAAAAAACCCTAGGAAAGCTAATCCAGACTGTGTCTGAATATACTCCATAAAAGTTGGCTCTGAAAGCGGAGTAACGAAAGCTTCCTGTGGCGAGCTGTTCTCGTTTTCATTTTTTGTCATATTATTCATCCTTTATTCTGTTGCCGTCATGCCGGTATCACCGGTCTCAGTGGTGCCAGTATCTCCAGTTTCACTGGTCTCAGTGGTCTCAGTGGTCTCAGTGGTCTCAGTGGTGACGAAAGTGTCGGTACCAGTATCAGTACAGACAGGATCCTCTCCACAGCCCATGAACATAAACAGAGCCAACACAAGCATTGCGCCTCCAAAAAGGCCTGCAAAAATTTTATTTCCATTCTCTCTAATCATTTATAATTTCTCCTTAAGCGTTAATTAGCTGTTCAAATGCGGCATCGACTGCTGTTGTCGAACCGCTGTTGTCGTATTTGACAACATCTTCATTCTCTGGAGCGATTTCTCCAGCAAGCCACTCATCAAGCATAACTTGAATTTCTTCTACTGTCTTTTTCGAAAACTCCTTTTCGTAATCTGGAATATTATCCAACCACTCTGTACACTTCTTGCTTCCTCCGATGTTATCGGGGCACAAACTTGAAGACCTCCTGCGGGGAGTCAAAGTCGTTGAAGGAAATCGATCACCTTCACTTTTCCCATACTTAAGAGTAATGTCGATTCCTTGATCAACATCCGTAATATCTCCATACTCAGGGTTCAAGATCAAGCCTAACAATTGCTCATAAGCTTTCTTTCCGAAACCCCAAATGCGCACACCCTTTTCTTCTTCTCCACGGACAATGACAGGAGCGAAAAAACGCTGCTTAGCCATCAGATCAAGGGCAATCTTTCTTGACTCTTTTGTTCCATCACGGAAGAGCGAACGAACAAAGGAATTCAGAGGATCATCGACTCCATACATACGGTATGGGCTTAGAAACCCAGGGTTCTTGCCCAGGTTGTAGTGAAAGTAGTATTCCTTAAATGGGTCGCCATCTGGTGTCGGCACAATTCGAATATCTTGGCTTCCCTCTTGGGGTTTCCAAAATACTCCGTCGCCGCCGCCACCGCCCTTACTCTGAAGGGCCTCCATTTTTGCGCGCATCTTGTCCATATTAATAGCCATTCTTTTTTCTCCTAGTTTTATTAGTTTTGTATATGTGGACTATAAGCTAGAAGGTAGCCATAGTCGTTTTCGTACTGTGTAGGGAAGACCCCAAACGAAACATTCACAGTCTCGTCTAAAGCTTTCTCTCTCATTTGCGAAACAATCTCCTTATGAAGACTGCCTTCTTCTCGCAACCTTTTCTCACCTACCCCATAAATATAACCCATATCTCTCATGTTGTCAAGTGAAAAAAACAAATTTTCTGCATTTTCTTTCATATCAAAAATGCCAAACGTGCAAATGCGCCCAGTCTCAGAAGGGCTACGAAGGCTACCCATCACCGGGGCTTCATTTCGAAACACGTTAATCATGTGGACAGTAGAAACCAATAAATCATTAATCTTGTTGTAATAGTCCATAACTGAAATGTCGCCCACTATCTCTTCT